GCTTCGTGCGGATGTGAACGGTGTCGCCTTGGTTCTTGATCTCGCCTTCGTAGTCGGTGTTCGAGATCGCGGCGAGGACGGTCGAGGCGTAGAACTTCTCGATCAGCTTGCCCGACCAAATCTCGGGAATGAAGGTGCCGGAGTACGGCGGGTTGGGTTGAACCGAGCCGACGGGGAAGATAGGCGGGGTGGTGCCGGAACCAGCGAGAGGATAGCCAGCCATTGCGCGCTCCTACGGGGTTGGCCGATCCAACCCCTGAGCGGCTATCGGTTGCCGTTCCAGTCCATGGGTCGGACCGTGCGTTGATCAGGAATGATCCGCCCCTCGTGCTGCGCGGCGATGATGTCGGCGTCGATGGCTGCCCTTTCTGCCTCGCGCGTCCGCCATTTCCCCGCAGCGCACTCAGTGTAGAACTGGGTGATTTGTTGGGCGGTGTACACAGGCTTGTCGGCGGGCATCTGCGCGCTCGACTGGGCTCTGCCGGGAGCCGCTAGATGCTCAAGTGACAGGCGCGTCCCCAGTGGCACCCCGGGCACTGCGGCCGGAGGACCGGGCGCAGTCTGCGCGGGAGGCGGGGGCTGGGGAGCGCGTGCACCGGCACGCGGGTCGACGGCAGCCTCCTCTGCAAGGAACGCCCGGAAGAACGCAGCCACTCGATTGGCGTCTCCGTTGTTCCACGCGTCTTGCATCAACTGCTGACGAATAACACCACTGTAGATGTCTGGCAAGCTAACCCACGCGATGAACCGAGGGTGTGTGTTCAGTTCCTGCCAATTGGGGATCAAACCGCCAATGGTGGCATGCATGCGCGTGAGGAACGCATTGCCGGTCTCCTGTTGGACCTGACCCAGCCGACCACGGAGTTCCTGTACTTCGGCCTGTAGCGGGGCCGCGATTTCGGTCGCAGCGCGTCGCACCACGTCGATGAACTCGGGTCCGTAGTCCTGCAACTCCTGTTCAGAGATCAGGCTACCCTGAGGCACCGGCTGGGCAGGTGGCGGCGTGCTGCGCAGCGTCGCGTTCTCAGACTGCAAGCGCTGGATTTGCTCGCCCATCGTCTGGACATGCGCTGCTGTCTGATCGTAGCGACCCTTCATCGCCTCGTAGCGGTTCTTCCAAACCTCGGGGGTCTCCGGCTCGGCCGGAGGCTGAGGCGGTTGCGGCGGTGCCGCTGTGAGCGGCGGGGCAGGTGGTGTCGTCGGCGGGAGCGCGGGCGGCGGCTCGGTGCCGTTCGGTGGTGTAGGAGGCTGTTGTTCAGTAGGAGGGGGTTCGAGAACAGAAGGTTCGGCTTCGCCGATGAAAGCCTTCTGGATGATCTCAGCGCGCTTGCCAGCTTCGCGAACACCCCTTGGCAGGGTGATGTTCGGATCAAGCCCCGGTTGCGCAGGCTTGGCTCGAAGGGTTGCGGCTGAAACGGGAGTGTCCGCCATTGGGTTCCTCTACCGATTTTGATAATTCTTACGCTGATCCATGCAATTCACAAGCCTGTCGCGGAGTTGGAGCGCCATATTTGTCCGGCCTTGCGCGCCCATGATCCCCTCAGCCCCGGCAGCGAGTAACGCCTTATTTTCCTTATCCGCCAACAATTGAACCGCCCTCACCAGTGCCTCAAACTGTTCAGGTGCAACAACCTTCAGGTTCGAGGCCGCGATGGTGATGTGGAACCAAGGATCGTCGCTCATCCGACCTTCGCGCCGCGCAGGCCCATCTGGATCAGTTGGGGATAGGTCTGCGGTGCCGTCAGGCCGGTCGGCGTCTCAGCAGCGAGGTTGAGCAAAGTCGGCGGTGGTTGACCCGGCTGCGGCTTGGTCAGCTTGTTCATCGCCGCCCGGTTCGGAAGCAGAACCTCCCGACCCGGCTTGCCCTTGTTGCGGTTCGGCAGCTTCATGAGAACGACTTCGTCGAAATGACCTTGCCGCCCTTGCAGAAACTGCGGACAGGCGTCGAACTACCCGCGAGCCCGAGCGGAGACATCGCAGGTTGCGCCTGTTCCTCGTTGGGCATGTCGATGCCCTTGCCGGTGCCGCCAAAGTTCTTGCTGCCCTTCGGGCTCGCCCGACCCATCAGCGGCGTCAGGCGAGGCGGGGTCTGCGCGATGCGCTTCTTGAAGGCCATGACCTACTCCGGGCCGGAGCAACCGCCACGCGCCGGTCGGCTACCGCGATTGCCGAACATCGGCGTCTTGCCGCCGTGCGCGAAGCCCTCTTGTCGGCCGCCTTCTTGGTGCGACTGACCGGGTGCTTGCGGGCCTGCCCCGCGTGAGTTCTTCGCCTCATTCTCGCTGTAGCCCATCACGCTACTCGGGCCAGCCTGCGGCTCGATCCCGCGCCGCCCGCCGCCGTGCCCTTCCTGCGACGTCCGATCCGGCGTCTGGGTGCCGGTCGGCGCGAAGCTGTGCATCTTGTTGTTGCCACCGAGACTACCCCAGTTGGCACCCTTCTCCGTAGACGACTTGTTCTTGGCCATGTGGTCCTCCTATTGGCCTGCGACCCTACGCCCGACGAGGTTTGTACGCGGTCCCATGTCCTTTGACGAGCCGGGACCCTGAGCCGCCTGCCCGCCCCCGGCTCCGCCCGGGCCGGACGGCGGTGGCCCCGCCGCCTTCTGTCCGCCACTCGGCGGAGCCGGATGTTGCATCGCCGCGCCCGGCACGCCCTGCATCTGAGCCATGGCTTGCGCCTGTTTCTGCTGCGCGTCCATTTCGTCGTCGCTGGGCACGATCTCCTCGCCGTCGAGGCCGATGCCTGTCGACACGGCGCGCAGCACCGCCGCACGCCCCTTGGGACCGATGATCTGCATGTCGATGGGGTTGCCGGTAAGCTGCAGGAACTCAAGCTGCCGCTGCCGCATCGTCTCGCGCTGGACGGCCACAGCTACACCCTTGGGGACGACCTCCTCCTCGCCGCTCAGCAGGCCCGACGTATCGGTCATCAGCACGAGATCGAGCAGGTCCCGCAGCAGGGGGTTCATGATGTCTTCGTCGATATTGGCGCACACCGTCTGGAGAATTTTGCTGGCATTGCCCATCAGCATCGCGAGACCAGAAGCAGTGCGACCAGCACCGCCGCCGGGAGAATTACCCGACAGGTATTTCGGAATAGCCGAGACGTCATCAGCCAAGCCGTAGAAGGCATTAAAGACACCGAGCAACTCCTGCGCGTTCGACGTCGGCTGGAAAAAATCGATAGCTTTCTCCGTTGACCCAGCGACTGCCGGGTTGGTCGTGCGCCACCGCTTCCACGGGTAAAGTTCATCACCGCTCTCCTGCCCCGACAAGCGGTCCTCGTTGATCACGACCTGCGGTCCCGACGCGATGCTCATGTTGTTCACCACCGCGCGCAGGGTCGCGTTGCAGACCTCTTGGATGTCGCTGATGATGTCGGGGATGCCGTTGCCGATAAGGGAGCCGGGCTGCTTCTCGAAGCTGGTGAGGTAGAATGGCTTGCGGCGGCGGGGGTTGGGGTTGAGTTGAACCTTGATCAGATACTGGCCGATCAACCACGCCTGAATGGCGTAATCGCGCAGCGGGTCGGGAATTTGATCAGCGGAGAAGCCGTACTCCAACAACATTCGACCTTGCACGTTGCCGTGGAATTCCAACGTCGTGATCAACTGCGAGAGGTTCATCACTGGGTTTTCCCGGTTCTCCATGACCGCCCGGCTGGCGTCGGTGCTGTCCCAGTTCTCGGTAAGCCCGGCTGTGCCATAGAACTGCAGCACCGCGCGGATATTCTCGGTGTTGTAGCCGGGCAGGCCGATCAGGTCGTTGAGGTCGGTGCGGGTGATGCGGATGCGATGGATGATCTGGGCGGCGTCAATGTCGCTCACACCCGGTGTCCACCAAAGGTCAAATGGCGAGACCCGCTCCCACCATAGCTTGGCGCGGCGCTGCTGGATCGGCTGCCGACCTTGCCAAGTGATGTCGCTCACCATGCGCACCGTCGGCCCCTTGACGACGCCAAACGGAAAGCTGGGGATGTCGATCAATAGATCAGCGAGACTTTCATAGAAGTTCCCTTGGACCAAAATCTCGTCGACCTTGTCCTCGGCGATCAGGGTCTGCTCGTGCGCGTGCTTCTTGGCGGCGTCGCGCGCCGCCTGCATCAACTGGAACACCCGCTTCTGGATCAAGTCCGGCGTCGGCATCTGGCCGGGCACCGGGGGCGAACCCGGGGTCATCCCGGTCGGGTCGGGCGCGCCCGGCGCGCCAATGGCGGCCGACTGGCTTTCGAGCGTCACCATCTTCTCGATGCTCTGCAACGCCTCGTCTGAAATGGTCGGGTCCGAAGGCTCTTGTAGCCCCCACGCACGATCTGCACCCAGATAGACATCGCGCAACAGGGAGGTTGCTCCACGACATTTGGCCGCGATCAGGCGTGCGTAGACTTCGGACCCGCCGAACTTCCTGATCTCAGCCAGCTTCTGGGGATCGTATTGACCTTGCATGGCGCGTAGGCTGGCCAGCAGGCGGTCACTCCAGCCGTTCACCGTGTTGCGGTGCCGGACCATCATGTCCCATTGCTGGCGGATGTAGCCTGACAGGCCGATAAACTGGGTGGTGTTGGGGAGTAGCTGCCGCTGTTGTTCGTTCTGGCGCTGCTCCGCCGCCATCATCTCCGCGTTGGACATGGTGCGAACAAGGCCCGGTTGCGGCTGCCGCTGCGGGAAGGGCACAACTCCGTCGACCATTGCTTTATCCCCCTACACCCGACTAGGGTACTTGACATGACCGATGAAAACAATCCCGCCGAGACACCAGTGAACGTCGAGTTGCTGGCCTCCCGGCTCGCCCGCGAGATCGCCCGCGATCTGATCCCGGTCGACCAAATCTGCGAGCGCTACAAAGTCGATGACGACACGTACCAGCGCATCCTGCGCCATCCGATGTTCCAACAGCGCCTGCAAGAAGAACTCGACATCTGGAACGCCTCGACCCCCCGCGCCATCACAGAGCGGATCAGCGCCAAGGCGGCGACCATGATCGAGGAGAGCATGGTCGAAGTCTACCAGTTGATCCATGACAAAGCGCAGCCGATGTCGGCCAAGATTGACGCGCTGAAGTGGGCGTCACGGCTGGCGGGCGTTGGCGAGCGCGAGGCCAAGGACCTGCTGCCGGGCGAGCGCGTGCGCTTCAACATCTACATCGGCGACAAGAAGATCAGCTTCGAGCCGGAGCCTACACAGCCCGCGACCATCGAGGGCACCGCCGTTCTAGTTGATAAAGACCCCTCAGTATAGGAAAGGAGAACACGATGCGTCTGTTTGTTTTCCCGTTCTTCATCATCCCGATTATTCTCGGTGCCCTGACCGGCACGGCGGTCTCTGTGCGCTACTGTGACGACGATCTCGCCCGCCGCGAACAGCAGGCCAAGGCTGCCAACCGTCCCATCGTCCCGA